GCTGCCCGGTGACGCGGAGGACGCCATCACGCATGAACTGAATGAGTGTATTTTCACTGTACGCGGCTGGCATGGGCATGGCTACCGGGCTTTCTTCTCAGCAGCAGGCGCAGCCTCCTGCGGCTCGACGGGCGCGAGTGTATCCGCCGTTGCCTTGGCTGCTGCGTCGATCTTGCCTTTGATGGACGTGTAGGCTTCCTCGTCTTCGATGTCCACTTCGCCAGGCCCGTAGAATTTCCCGGCATAAATCCAGCTTTGGTCAAGCAGAATCTTGGTCATGTTGCCTCCCTGTTGTCATCGCACCAGAACAGAACGACGCGAATACCGCACGAGGAGCACTGCTATTACGATATCGTGTGGACGACCGTGATTCCTTCCGGTGCCGTCACCACCGGAAGGGAGGTCTGCCAGCCCTCGCCAATCACGCGGGGCGGCTTGTCCATGTGGCTCTCCAGCCGGAGTACGCGCCCCGGTGCCGCCTGGCCGGCTGCCCGTCCAAGGCCGACATAGCCGAGCGTGTCATTCACGATCCGCTCGTTGTCGCCCATATCGAGCGTCTCGTCCTGACCGGTGGTCGCGACCATCACGAAGACGGATCGGGAGAGAAAGTAGCCGGTTCCGGTCTGGGTGCGGTATTGCAGGTCGTAGGTTTCGAGCGGCGGCAGCCCATCGCGCCCGAGCGCGTCGTTGATCGCGCTGCTGGAAGCGCGCCCCGCTGTCGCCGTGATCTGCCCACTGGCGTTGATCGTGGCCACACCAGTGCGCGCCTTGACCTTATCATTCCCGGCCAGAATGGAGAGCACCGTGCGACTGGTGATAATCCGCCCGACCGTGTAGCCCTTCGACGCCAGCAGATCGGCCATCGCGAGGATGTCGTTAAACGGATCGTAGGCGTCACTCGACCATGTGCCGCCGGCCGCTGCGCGGTGGTTGGCCGGGTTGGAGTAGGTGACGGTCTCGGTGTATCCGTTGTCGCCACTGCGCACGACCGACGCGCTGACGATCGCCTCCCAGCGCTGCATCTCGTTTTTTTCGACCAACGCGAGATTGACCGTCCGATCGAGGAAGTCGATCAGGCTGGCCGCCGCGTCCATCGTGCTGTTGCTCCCCAGCATCCTGAGCAGCGCATCATAGGCGCGCGCGGTAAATTCGGTGGTAATGTCGGAGTTGCCCAGCTCGACCAAGAACGAGCCGAGAATCTCCGCGCCTTTCTTCTGGCTTGGGGAGTAGCGCGTGCCATCGTTCGCGATCACCGTGCGGTAGCGGATCGCCTCCTCGCGGTAGGCGTTCTCTTCGACCGTGCGTTCGGGCAGTAGCTCTGCGCCCATGTAGGTGCGCGGGGCAATGCCGAACTGCGCGCCGGTGTTCAGCGCGAGCGTCGGCACGGTGCCATCAGTCATCAGCTGGTTCACCAGCGTCGCAATATCGGCCATGTCGTCTATCCTTTGTGGCGCGTGTGCGCCTGATTACAGCGGTGGCGGCTCAGCCTACGGAACCCCGATAGTTGTCTTGTATGCGGCACGCAGCGCTGCCTTCATGTTCGCTGTCCAGTTGGCCCAATTCGGGAGGAACGTCTCTTTGACCATCCCGCCCCGGTACAGCGCACAATCCGGGTTGATCGACACATCGGTCACGTCGAACGCCAGCAGGTACACTTCATCGTCGGAGGTCGCCCACGGCCCGTAGCCGGTGAGCGCATCCCGCTCGGCAATCGTGCGACCCAGCAGCGTCCCGCTCGGCACGGTGTCGTAGCCCACGCCAGCGTAGCGTGCGGTGTCACCAGAGACAAGTGCGGTCGGGATCGCCAGCACGGTGAGTGTGGTCGCCGCTGCCGCTGCCGCGGCCGAGAGCATGGCGAACTTGTTCGTCCCGAAGTTGAGTACCGTCCCGGAGGGAATTGGCCCCGTCAGGGCCGCAACCGGGATCGACGTTGCGGCACCCGCCGCACCCGCCGCGCCGACGATCACGACCACGCTATCGGTGTTAAAAAACTGGGTCGGGTCGAGCCGCGCGCCGCCGGGCACCAGATGATCGCGGTCAAAGTAATCGGCGGCCCACGCCGCGCTGGTCAGCGTATTGGTTCCATCGACTATGCGGGCCATGCTATTTGTCCTTCTTGTTATAGCGCCGGTTGATGTACGCCTGTCCGGCGTTGGCGGGCGGCGCGCCCGACCCACCGGCGTGCTGCTGCACAAACGACGTGCCGCGCGTCTGCTGCTGCTGCTGAATCTGCTGCGCTTCTACGTTCAAGCTCGGCAGAAACTCAGGGTCGTGCTGCTGAATGTAGGCGTCCAGCGCGGTCTCCTTGCCGTCGGCAGTCACATACGCGCGCTTGACCATTTTGTCGTCGATCGTCTCATCCTTCAGCAGCAGCGCCGCATTCGCCAGGCTCGGCAGCTTGCCCAGCGCCGCCGGGCTGTAGCCGTGCGCGAGTGCCGCGTCGCGGATCTGCGCGTCGCGTTCCAGTTTGGTCAGTTTGGCGGTGGCCTCGCCACTCGCCTCAAGCGCCTGCTTGATCTCGGCAGGGGGCTTACCCAACGCCAGATAGGCATCGAACGCCTTTGCCTCGTCAGCGCTCAGCACGCGCGTGCCGTCGCCGGGCGTCTTGGACTTGAGATCGTCGCGCTCGCTTCGGAGCGTGCGGTTCTTGTCGCGCAGGTGATAGTTGGCGTTCTCACTCTCGGCCAGCTTCTCGGCCATGCGCAGCGCCGACTCGGCGGTCTGCCCATAGCGCGCTAAAATGTCGCTGGGCTTGACCTTGCCTTCGGGCGGATCGTCTCCCTGATCGCCCGTGCCCGATCCGCCGCCCTCGGCAGCGTATAGGCGTGTGATGACATTGCGCAGCATCGCTATCGCTCCTGTGCCCCGTCGGGGCAAAAAACGAAACGCCGCGCTACTCCTCTTGAACAGAGAAATAGCACGGCGTCAATCTCGTGCATGTCACGCTATCGCGTGGCGGTATGTTGAGACAAGTGTACCACACAGGTCAAACGGTTGTGTGTTCGACTCCTTCTCCAATGCGTGACAATCCTTTCACCGGCGCGAGCGTGCGATCAACGTGGCACTGCACACAGCGCAGTTTCGTGGTCACAATCAGCGCGCCCGGCGGGATGAGCGCGATGATCGCGCCGCAGTTTTGGCAGACGACGGTGCTGAATTGCAGCGGTGCGCGCGGGGTGGTCACGATGTCGGCTCCTCGGGGTAGTCGCGCGCGACGGTCGCGCGATAGAGCGTATCGGCAAGGAACGCGGTGTAACTTTCGACGTGCTGATGGTAGGTATCAAAGCCGAGCTGATGCGCTGCTGCCGGAAGTTGCGGAATAATGGAATCCTCTACCGCGTGATCGATTCGACTATGCGCAACATGGATCAGCTCATGGATGATTGTCCGTCGCCAGTCTTTCGTATCCTCCACATCGGCGCGAAAGATGATCGTCGCCTGGTTCATATCAGGGTGCTGCTTACACATGGCCTGGATGTCCGCATTCGCGTTCACACACAGGTCAACCGAGAGCTTGATTGTCCAATCGTTCAGGTGAAGGCGATCAATCCACGCCAGCACGTAGCGATGCAGCCAATCCGGCACGGTGAGATCGACGGTCACGATGCCGCCGCCTCACGCGACTCGCGCTCTTCCCGTGCCGTCGCCATGCGCTGATGCTGCTTCTCTGCCGCGCGTAGGACGTTCGCGGGCGCACCGAAGTACCACGTATCTGCGCCCCACGGCGTCGCGTTATGCGACCGATAGGCGTACCAGCGCATGCGTGTGCCGTTGTCGTCGAAGTCGTAGTGCAGACAGTAGTACGCCTGGCGCTTGCGTGACCAGCGCGATACGCCGAACGGCTGAAACGTGATGTTTCCACCGAACAGTGAGATCGGACACAGCGACGAATAGATCGCGAATGCGCGCGAGCGATGCCCACGCGCCCGCAGGGAGAGTGGCGCGCGGGATTGCCAGCGATACGTGTAGCCATCCTGCGTCCAATGCGGACTCTCCCAGCCGCACGACACAAACCAGCGGCGAATGCGCTTGACCAGCGGCTGCACATCACGATACCAATACTCGCCATTATTGCGGTAGCTCAATTCAATACCTCTTTCCCATTCGGCGGCGCTACTGCTGGCATCAGCGCCTTTGCGCGCGCCATATTCGCGTCCTTCTCGGCCGTAATCTTCGCGATCATCGCCTGTGGATCATCCACGCCCGCGCGCTGCATGGCCTCCTCAATATCGATCAGCCCGGCCGCGTGCTGTTCGATCACCAGGCGGATCTCTTCGGACGAGAGTGGCCCGGTGTCGATCCGACATTCGAAGATCGCGCGGAGGCCCTCGAAGCGACCGGGTGTGCCCGCGAAGTGCGCGCTGATCGCGAGCACCGTTTCGAGCAGCCAGCGCCCGGCCCCATCAAGCGCGGTCTTGGTCTTGCGCAAACTGGTGGCGAAGTCAGCCCGCGCCTGCATGCGGCTCTCGCCTGAGGCGGTGGCGTCGCCGGCGATCAGCGCGTGCAGCTGCTGGGCTTCCTCAAGGATCGCGTGCTTCAAATCGCTACCGCTGCTGATGAACGTATCCGGCGGCACCGGATCGCGGTAGGACACGCGCGGGTCAGTGTAGCCGCTCACCTCCCCGAGCTGATTACGGATCGGCGCACCCATCACGTAATTCGTGGTACTCGCGCCGAACTGCGCCTCACCGGGGACAAAGCGCTTGCCGCCGGGAGAAGCAGTGTCCGCTACCCACTCGCCTGGCATTTGCCCGTTCAGGATAATCCGCTCGAGGAATCCGCCCTGAATCACGTTGCGGCCCTGCATCGTGAGCGCCAGGTTCAGCTGATCTTGCAGCCGCCTGATCGACTCGGTGAACAGCGCCGGCGCGACGAGCGCATGCAGCCACAGCCGCCGCCCGATGTCGAGCGCTACGCCAGCGGTGGTATCGCCGTCCACGATCGCCAGCACGGTCAAGCCCTGATCGTCAACGTAGCTGACTTCGGCCTGCTGCCCTTTCCCTTCCGGCTGGTAGAGGTACACGCCGGCCTTGTTCTGGCTATCCGGGTCGGTGATCACGCCGGCAGCGTCGGGCAGCGGCAGACTGATAAACAGATAGCCAAGCGCCGACTCCAGATCGGGCGCGTCGGGGATGGCGCGGCTGCCGTCGTCCTGGAGCGCCACGTGGCCCGGCGGCACGAATAGCCGGATACTGGCACGACCCGCGAGCAGGAGCGTGATCGCGATCTCCTGGATCTGATCGAGCATGCCAATGCCGGTCGCGTCGGCCCATGCCGTGATCGCGGCGGTCGCTTCCTCAATCAGCGCGGTCTCCTCGGGACTCGGCTGCTGATCGTCGGCAAGCGCGCGTTTGGGGGTGAGACTCCAGTTTGGTTCGCGCCCGATCACGCCATGCATGTGCCGCCCCACGACCTCCTTGACCTTGTTGGCGGAGACAAACGCGCGGGCGATCTCAATCAGCACCCGCGCGCCGTCCAGGTCGGCCGGATCGGGACGTGGGCCGACCCATCCCGATCCATTGCGCCAGTGATCGCCGTCGTAGTAGGCGCGGGCATCAGCGGTCGTACAGTGGCGATACGTGGCCTTCTGGCGTTTGGCCAGTGCCTGCTGAATCGCGGTGATGTCGAGCGATGCGAAGTCCATCAATAGCTCCTGTAGCCGCCCGAACGCGGTTCGTCATCATCATCACGCCGGCGCACGAACACGCGATCCGGCGCCACGGCCAGCGCGCAGCCGTCGCCGTCGTCCGGGCTGCGCTGCAATCGCTTCTTGAACGCCTTCTTGGATTCGATCTCTTTCACATCCTTCTGGATCATGTGCTGCGTGCTCGTGACCCAGCCGAACTTGCGTTCGCACAGGTCGGCTTCAAGCGCGTTCGGCGGGTTGAGCAGCGCCAGTGAGCGCAGCGCGTCGGCGGTGTGCACGTAGATTTCGGTCGCCAGGTCGGCGTAGGCGCTCGGGTCGCGCGGCGTGGCGTTGAAGTGGACTTCATGCACGACGTAGCTGCTGAACAGCCGGCGCAAATCCAGGTCGGCGTTCAATCCGTCGATCACGGTCGAGCCAAAGCCCCCGCCGCCGTCGACCCGAAACGCGATGTCGGTCACGCCCAAGGCGGCGAGTGTGCGCGCCTCGGCTTTAATCGCCCGCAGGTAGGCGTTGCCGTCCTGCTGCGCGAACTGCGCGGCGCGATAGCAGCGACCGTTCCAGCGCGTGTAGAGCGTGCCCATGTCCCTGCCGAAGCGCGCGGCATCGATGCCCAGGCGTGCGATGTGCGGTGACTCTTCCATCGGCGTGCGTTTGGTAGCGGCTTCGTAGCGCCCGCTCGGGACGAACACATCGTCGGCGATATTGGCCGGCGCGATCCCCATCACGCGGTAGAGGAACTCGTGATCGGGGCGGTAAATGATCCCCGGTCGCCATGGTAGCTCGAACGTGTGATCGTCGTCGTTGTGCTGTGCTACCTGCTCCGCGTGCTGCGTTTGACCGTCGTCCAGCATCTGCTCAACATAGCGGCGCATCACGGCCCCAGGGACGATCTCGCGGTCGCTCAGCACGTTCGGGTGGTGCAAGCAGCTGATCCGGAAGTTGGCGACCGATGCCCCGTCGCGCGCGCGGTGAAAGCGGCTCGTGCGGGTGCGCGGGTTGGCCAGCATCAGCACAATCGCCATCCCGCCGCTGGTCATGCTTTGCACCGCGTCGTAGACATACTCGGCGATCCCCTCGGCCTCATCCAGCACGAACAGCAGGTGCGGCCCATGCTGCCCTTGCGCCCGCTCGCTGCCCTGCCCGCCCGCGTCGGATGTGGCGCGGCCCTTGGCGAAATGATCGTCGCGCTGGATAAGCGCCAGATCGAGGATGCGCCCCGGCAGCCCCTTGCCGCGCCGGGTGGCCTTGATCTCTTTCCAGAGCAGGTCATGAATCTGCTCATACGTCGGCGCGAACGTGTAGACAATCGACGGCGTGAAGCAGTCGAAGAAGTGATTCACGATGCCGCTGGCGACGCGGGTTTTGCCGATCGTGTGCCCGGCTTCGATCCTGATGATGTTCTGACACGGTGCGCCGGGCTGGTCGATCTGCGCGCGCAGCGCAGCCGCGTAGGCGTCCAAGATTTCAACTTGCCCCGGATGCTCGCCGTCGCCCGCCCACGGCTCCCATCCGAGCTTGTCCCGAATGTAGGCACACGGATCGAGCTGATAGGCCGCAAGCCGGTTCGTCGCGCGTTTCGCTCGTTCGGCCAGCGCAGGATCGGACTCAAGCCGTCGCGCCGCCAGCGATGATAGCAACGATCCGGGCGTATTCTTCCGGTGTAAGTTGTGATTGGAGTAGGTCAAGCATCGCCCCTAGTTCTGACTCGAGTGACATATCGACGCCAGCGCGCCGCTGCCCGACTTCCTTCGCGATATCGTCCAAAACTTCGCGCCATGCCTTCTCGTTCCATAGTCGCCCGTTCTCGCCTGGTGACCACTTGATCGCATCGAGTTTATCAGCGTGTTCTTTGAGGCGCTGCACCCGCTCTGCCTTCAGTGCGAGTCCGCTATTGAGCGCACTCGCGTGGCGCTCGGTGCGTAATTGCTCAATGGCTGCCTGGCTGCGCTTGCGATAGTAGCTAATGGCCTGTGTCGTCAGTTTCGGCCATTTTCGCATTGCAAACCACGTAATGATCAGCGTCGGGCTATAGTCAGCAGCGCACCATTCCAGAAGCTGATCGCGCTGCTCTTTGTTCAGTTTGTTTTTTGCCACGGTTTACGCCGGTTTACGTTCTGGCGAATCTCCAAAGTGATGCTATCGGCAGTGAGACGCGGTAAACGTGGATCGGGCGCGCGGCGAATTGGTAAACCGGCGTAAACCGCTATGCCCTCCCAAAGATCCGGCAAAAGAGTTCGGTCACTTGGCTCCCGTCGTGAGTCGCTCGGCAAAATAAACGATACTCGATCCCCGCCGCTAACCCCTGCACCTTCCCGCTCATCGTCGCGACGAGTCCTGACGCCGGCGCGCTCGTGCTACTCAGCTTCGTGGCGCTGACATCCGCAGGCGGGTCGCTTGACCAGTCATACAGCGTGACACTCGGCGTGCCGCTGATCGACACGACGCCGGCCGCGCTGAAGTCGAAGCTGTAGGCGCGCGACTCGTTCGCGCCCTGCGTCTTCGGGCTTTCCCGTACCTCGCGCTCATCGCGGGTGTCGATCATGTGCCTCTCCCAGTGAGCGCCGTGCCGTGGCGCTGGGCGGTCAGTGGCGTCGGGTGCGGCGATGGTGCCCCGACTGGCGCGGCGGAAAGCGCCAGACTGACCGGGATGCGCGTGCTGCTCAATCTCGCCTTCCCCATTTCACCACCAGCCTTTCGCGCGGAGCATCACCGCGGCGACGACCAGCCAGGCCAGCAGGAACAGAGCGGCGGCACGTAGGCGGGTCATAGTGCGTACTCCACAACGCCGACGAGGCCATCATCCGCCGCGCTCGCGTAGGGCGCAATCGGGATGTGCAATTTCTTCTCTGCCAGCCACACGCCCCGGTCATACGTTGCTTCCAGGTAGCCTACGTCGCGGTTATAAATGTAGGTCTTCGTCCAGGTCGTAAAATCATTCGCGCCGCTTTTGGCGCAGATCAGCGCCTTGCCATCGGCATTGTCGTGATACAGGATATAGGCGGTGTTGGTCGTGCGGTCAATCGCCAGCTCCGGCCGTCCAAGCAGGTAGTGCGACCCGTCAAACGGCGTTGATGCCGTCGTTGTGACCTGATTCTCTACCCAGGCGCTCCCGTTGTACCAATAGTGATAGATATGCGATTGGCTTGACACGGTTCGATAGTAGACAATGTGTGGCCTGCCGTTCGAGTCGCAGTCGATTGCGTTCTGGTTCAGGTAGCCGCTATTATTCGCTATCGCGTTGACAACGTTTGTGTTCGCCTTCGCAAACGGCGCGGTCTTCGATGTGCCCGCCTCGGTTGTCCAGTTCGTCCCGTCCCACCGCATGTATTGGATGTCGTGATTTTCCCAATACTGGCCCGTCGAGTCGCGCCAGCACCATGACATGTGCATGTAGCCGCCTGAGCCAAAATTGCTATCGAAACGCGGCGCGCCATCCCAATAGGGCGAGAGCGTGGTTGGCGTCGCGCCCTTGCCGTCGATCAGCTTGCCCGCTGTGCCGGTTCCCGTCGCCGCTGCCCACGCGCTGCCGCTATAGGCGTACATGTAGCCGTCACAGTTGCCCGAGCCGTTGCCATCGCGGAACAGCATGTACAGGGTGCCCGCCGGATCATTACAGAACGTCGGATAGCTGACTTCGCTCTCATTCGTACCGAGCATCGAAAGCGTTGTCGTCAATCCGCCTGTCCAGCTCGAAAGCGGCGCGTCGGATTTGCGATAACGCAACGGATTATTGTGATTGTCGTAGACCACATGCACATACCCCGCTGCATCGATCCCGATGTTGATCACGTTATGCAGATCGCCGCCCACGTCTGCCGTGATGTTCGCCAGTCCTCCGCTGCCATCGTAGTGATAGATTGTCCAGCTCGACCAGGTTCCGCCCGTTTTCGTTCGCTTCGCCAGTGTCGCATAGGTGTCCGCCTGCCAGTAGGCCAAAACTTGATAGGTCGTGCCGCCGCTTATCCAGCTTGCTATCGCATCGTCGCGGATCGTAATGCCATTGCGAAAGTCCAGAAATCCGGTGCAGGCTATCTCGGTAAAGCCTGACAGCGCGGGCGCTGCCGAACCATCAAAAGGGTAGGCTGACGTGGCACCCCCGGCGGCCAGGGTCGTAATCTCGCCGGCGGTCAAGACACGCTTCCAGCCGAGCAACTCATCAACCAGCACGCCGTCCGAATATCGCGCGCTTGGTGGGTAGAAGTTCACATTGAACGTGCCGGTCGATGTCTGAATAGATGATGCGCTTGTTGCGATGCTATCCGTCCCGCCGTCGTTGACGCGAATGTTGTGGGTCTGTGCGACCGAGTCGAACCAGAGCGCGATGTGATACCACGTATTGAGCGCCAGCGCGCCGATGGTGGATGCCGTCACGGTCTTGGCGACGTTGCCAGCTATCCACACATTGGTTTGCAGCAGATGTGTCGCACTGTCGAACGACAGCCCAAACTCGCGAGTAGACCCCGTATCCTGCTTGGACAGAATCAGGATCGTGCCGCTGCCGGTCGTGCTGTAGGTTGTAAACTTGACCCACAGCGAGACACTGAATGACCCTACCGATCCAAGCTGCAAATCGGTTGTCGATGCGGCGTCAAGATACTGAAGCGCGCCTAGCGATACGGCGTTGTCGATCTTCCCAACCGCATTCCCCGGTAGCGTGTCGCCATGCGGTGTGAGATCGTTGCCGCGCCCGGTCGCATCTATGCGGGTGGAGGATGCCTCCTCCACGTGGTAGGCAAACACGATACCAGTCAGGAGCGAGGAGGATGGTGCCACGCCCAGCACGAACGGATTGAGGATCATGCTCATGCGCGTGTGCCGATCAGCCAGAGCTTGAGTCCCTTGGCTCCCGTGCCCGCCGTGTCGATGTCAACGGTCATCTCCGCATCGTCCGCCAGCGCGCTATCACTGATGACTGCTGCCGTCGCGGCCGTGGTGCTGGTTTTCTCATTCGCGTCGATGGTTAACGTCGTGCTGAAGATCGACGCGCCGCCTTCGTTCACATCTATCGCCGGATTGCCGCTACTGCTGGCCGTGTTCAGACTGGCGCGCACGCTGGTGAGTGTCATGGCGAACGGCATCCGGAAGGTTAATTTCGCGGTGCCCGTCGTGATTGCGGTCGTCTCATCCGAAACCGCGACGCCGATCTGTGCAGGCGAGCCGGCCACCGGATGGACATGATCAATCGGTGTCCACTTCGCGCTCGTGCCGGCCGCTGCTGTTCCGGGTGCGAGCGGATTCGCGGTGCCCTTCTGGCCCTGCACATGGGCGGTTGTGGCGATCTGGGTTGTATTCGTATCGGCTGCCGCCGTCGGCGCGGCGGGCGTGCCGGTGAAGGTTGGACTCGCCAGTGGCGCTTTGAGCGCCAGGTCGGCAACCAGGCTCGTGACCTGGCTTTCTGCAATCGTGATCGGATCGCTGCCGGCGCTGGCGTGCGTGCTGGCGTGCGCAGTCGGCGTGCGGCTGTCGGTCAAGCGACTATCAGTCGATGCGACGATCCCGCCGTGGGCTATCGTGGTGAGCGCAGCATGGGTGCTGTCGGCCGCCTGCAAGTCGGACAGGTCGGCTGCCACCACGGCGTGGATGACCGTTGCCCCGCTGGCGTGGCTCTTCGCCGTCGTGCCGTCGTAGCCGCGTGTCACGGTGAAGACCGCCCCGGCCACGCCGGTGACCTGGCACACCTCTTCATCAGCGACCACGCCGGGATCGAGCACGATCCGAAACGGCGCAGCGGGATAGCCGACCGCGCTCGCAACCGTCAACGTCAGATCGCCCGCGCTGATTGATGCGGTGATGGTCGTTTGGACGGCGATGTTGCTGTAGTTGGTCATCTTGCTTGACAATCCTTGATTCTTTTGGATAAATCGCTCTCAGCCCCATCCTTCGCCTCCTGAGCGGTGGGCGCGCGAAACGCGCATGTGCAGTAGTGCGATTCGAGTCCGCAGGATGTGCAACACATCCAAAAGCCCTTCTTCACAAAGCGCGGCGGCAGCGCGGGTGCCACGACCGGCACCGGCGTGTTCGCCATCGCCAGCGCATCGCAGACCGCGCGCATGATCGCCTGTCCTTCGTCGCAGCCGGGGCAGTCGCGCACGGGGCGGCCGCAGTGGCCGCAGTGCAGGATGAAGGTGTCATCCATCACAGATCCTTCTTTCCAGGAATCACGATCCCGAGACTCGGGATGGTGATGTCCTTACCGGCGTCGTGTTGATTCTGGAGATACATGCCCGCGATTGCTGACGAAACCGAGCCGACAATCGAATGCCGCTCGCTATCCCACCCACACCGATAGCAACGCAGTCCGTGGTCAATCCAGGACTGCATGGGCGGCTTCGGGTCGCTGCCGTCCCACATAAATCCTGACCACAACTCGTCTTCGCCGCAGTACGGACAGAGCGGCCAGCCATCGGCGCGGTGTTCGGTGTAGGTCACGATTCCTCCTCCTGCGGCGCTGGTGCGACGGCGATGTGATCGACCTGGTGCGACCGATTCATGTCCACCACCCAGGGCGGCATGCTATCCGGCGCGGGCCGGCGGCTGGCTTCATCTTCAAGGATCTCGCTCAATCGCTCAACCACATTCCGGTCGTCTTTTTTTCGTCTGCCGTAGGGCTGCTGATCCGCGAGCAACACCGCGTTGCGCAAGTCCTCACTCGTCATGCCAAACGGATCGCGTGGCAAGAGCGGCAGGTTCGGATCGATGCCGGAGGGGCGGCGCGTGTTGGTGACGAGCAGCAGCGCGAACACGACGCCGAACACCGCGATCAGCAGCACCACGGCCAGCACAATCAGCGGCGAGTCGAGCAGCGATGCCAGCAGGATCGCGACACTGATCAGGGTGGCGGCAAACAGCACGCCGATCACAATCGCGAGATTCTGTTTCAAAACCGCGCCTCCATGTCGTCCTGGCCTTGGATCGCGATGACGAGCGCCGTGATGCGGAGCGCCAGATCCGGGAGCGCCTTATCTAGCTGCTTGAGATAGAACGCCGCTGGCATGCCGACCTGATCTTCGATCTGAGAAAATCTGCGTAATTCGTCGGCGATATCTTCAAGCACCCGAAGCTGCGATTCTGCGATGTACGGCATCCTCCGTCCCTCCCGTCAGCTCGACTTCACGCCGGTGTAATACGCCTCGGTGATCGCCTTGCTCACGAGGTTGGCTCAACCGGCGTGAAGTCGAGCCAAAATGATTGGCCTGGCTTGAAGAAACCAAACACCGCCGGGTTGTTGATCTGCATTTCCAGGCTGCCCGTCGGCGTCGCCTTCCAGAAGGCGTGATTAGGATTCTCCGGGTTCGATACGTAGCTCGGGTTGAGCTTCACGATCTGCCCGGTCGGATTGTTGTCGGCGTCATGCCGGGTTAAAACATCGTTCACGGTGAAGAGCGCTCTGGTTGCCATCCTACGTCCCTCCTGTCAATTCCTTCCATGCCGCCTTTGCCACACCAGTATAGTACGCCTCAGTAATCGCTTTTCCAGGACATAAAGGCTTGCCGAAATCTCTATGACTGCACAGCGACCCGAGGTGCGCCGCCGGCTGATTGCGCGGGCCGGGCTGGTAGTCGAGCGAGAACGTGAGCAGGCGCCGTCTCAGGATCGCCAGTGCCATGCCGACGTTATGCGCGACGGCTGGGGGCCAGCGTACCCGCTCGTAATAGCCGATCACCTCCACGCCGATGCTGTAGTGCAGCTTGCCTGATCGATCCGTGTAGCTGTTCCCCGCCGCCGCATGCACCCC